TCAAAGGCCACAATTACCATACCGAAGGAGGCGAGTGGCTTCTCACCTTATTCCGCAGATGAGCTATCTACCATTCAGTATGTCCAGAGCCCCTATCCAACAACCGATGGCAGCGGTGGGAAAGAACTTGTAGTTGTTCAGCCAGAGCACCATCCCAAGAGATTACGGTTTGCCGGTGGTTCGTATCAGTTTCAAGACATTCCATTCAGTTACGAAGGCGACCCTGCTCCACCGACTGATCCCACATTGTGGGCAGATAGCTTCCCGTCCTGCTGCACGTCATTCAATGGCCGCCTTATCCTCGCTGGCGGCAATGAGGTCCCGACGGTAGGGTTGATACAGGGCTCACCTACAGAGACAGTGTGGGGCTCCTACGTGGGCAACTGGATCAGGTACACAGACCCTGCTGTTACTGAGATTACGCCAGCAGATTCAATACAGTTCACCTCTATCTACCGATCACCTATTAAGTGGGTTTATGGACAAAAGGAACTTCTTATTGGAAGCGTGCAGTACGAGTATGTGGGTCATGCTGACGGTATCTTTCAGCCTGCTGATATTGGCGTTTCTATGCATTCTAGCCATGGTTCAATTGCCGTCCAGCCTGTTGCAATTGGTGAAACCGTCTTATTCGCCGCCGAAGGGGGTAGACGTGTTAGAGCTATGAACTTCAGGGAAGACACGGACGGGTATACGGCCCCAGACATGACGTTCTGGCATCCGTACCTGTTTCAGTCCCCGATAGTTCGTGGCTTCCGTATGAGAAACCCGCACCAGATAGCAGGGTGGGTGATGGGTAATGGCCAGATAGCTTTGTTGAGTATCGAGCCGCAAGCCGGTGTTATGGGGTGGAGTCGCATCGTATTAGATGATCCCGTCAAAGATGCTTGTGTGCTCAAGAATGATGAAGGTCAGGACGTTCTGTTCATTGTGATAGAGCGCACCGATAACGCCGGCAATCCGGTTCAGTACCTTGAAGCCTTTGCTGACTGGACTGAGTTTACCAACAACGAGTATTTACAATCTACTGTCCGCTATACATTGGCTGGGACGAACGTTGTCACAGGGCTTGATCACCTTGAGGGCAAAACTGTACAGGTGGTAGCTGATGGCGACTATATTGGAAATTACGTGGTTACTGCTGGCCAGATTGAATTGGTTGATCAGCTTGGTCTTGCAATCAACGCGTCCGATGTATTGGTAGGGCTTCCCATGCGTGCGGTAATGCAAACACTTCCTATTATCACTGATGACCCCGGTTCGATTAAACGATTCAACAAGATTGAAGTCCGAGGGGTGTTTACCTCTACCACCTTGATTAATGGTGTGCGTCCTAATGAGCGGAGCCCGTCGACGTTCATGGGGCAAAGCGAGCCTTTATCCTTCTTCATTGATTACGAAGTTATGAACCTTGGCTCAGATAAATATCAGGTAATCAGGATTGAAGAGAATTTACCGGTAAGAAGTGAAGTCATCGGCATATTCGGAACACTCAAAGCGAGTTCAGTAGCATGACTGTAGAAATTATTTATATACCGACTGTTCGCGATTACATCGGACTGGATGACTATGTCTTTGATTATGACATAGTTGGCGCAATTGCCTTAGAAGTATGGGCGGTTGACGCTGCGGACGTGAGGACGTTTATCGCCCCGACTGATTACACGCTTGTGCTGAATGGGACCGCTCCGATTTATGACGGTGGGACTATCACGCTAACGGCTGAAGCCCCGGTTGGGACTGTTTTTCTATCGCTTGAAAGGAATACGCCGATCACTCAACTTGTTGACCTTCAGCAGTACGGGAAATTCTCTGCTGACGTTGTCGAGTTCATGATTGATAAATTGACAATGATCTGTCAGGAGATCGCTGCCAGCAAGTGTGACAAGGTGGATCAAACGCCGTGACTATCGACTCGTCATACTTCCCCGAAACCTATAAAGCGGATGCTGATGATCTGTTTTATTCGTGGACGTTTGAATCTATCGGGGCGGATACGGTTGAAGTCACTTTAACGTTGAGTGACGGGACCAGACTTACCCCTGTTCCAACTGATTACCTTCTTCGATTAGGTGGATTTGGGCCCCTTTTTCAACGGGGCGAATTAGAGGTTACGGTATCAGGTGGCTACCCCGATGCGGTAGAAATCAATTTCGGTAGGAATACGCCTATCACTCAAGAGCTGGATTTGATCGAGGGTGAGCCGTTCCCTGCTGAAGCCTATGAAGCCGCGGGGGATAAATTAACTCTAATCTGTCAGGAGTTGAAGGGCGAGAAGTGTGACTGTTTCTGGGGTGGGACGAGAGAGAGCCCAAATTCACCTTCGGTACCGCCTAGTAATTTGCCTGAATGCCAGCCGTATTCATGTAGTGCGTATGAGGATTATTTGATTGAAAACGATATTGAATACTGGAATACGTATTCAGTAATACCTGCAGACTTCCCATATCCGTTTGCCACAGCGGAAAGTCAGGCTGGAAGTAAGTTACTTGTCTATGGAAACTACGTCGCGGCCCCTGCTTTAATATCTGACTGGAATGGTCCAGCGTCAGGCTCTGACGGTACTTTTGTGCGATTCAGTACAAACGCAAGCAGTACGGCTAACCCGCCTGATTTTTGTGACGGTACGATAGATAGCATTGTCTGCTTTGACGGTTCCGGTGGTGCAGGTAATGCAAATGGCGTTATTGTTAGGGGGACGCGCCCGATAGCAAATGAGATTAAAGCCCCCTTTGGTGATTACACGGTCAGTGCTTTGATCTGTGGTTATAACTTTACTAATAACATTGCGGTAGGTGGTTCTGATGATTGGTTTGTTGAGGGTATTAATAAGATATGGCGATTCAGAAGGAATGGTACAGATTATCGTGTAGGGCAGTCTGCATCGTTGGGCGTTAAGATCACGACTATAGGTGCTACAAATGATGTCAGGGTTACCTTACAGATAGAATCACCGGTGAATGATGGCTATCCGGATTTGGTTATAGATACCTTCGATGTCTCAAATGTCGCCAATATATTGACGCCGATCAGTGCGACTGTTGAATCATCGCAACCTTATGAAGCTGTGGTAGGCGGGGCTAATCCTAATACCGGCAAGTACGGTGTGTTTATAGACATCACCGTTACCTGCGCCTATGGCGGAACAAGTTTAACCGTCACTAATTCACAGGCGCTGAATGTAGGCTTTACCGCAGGGTCAAATCCTATTACTAACTTGGGTACAGAAAAGCCAAGGCTTTATGAGCAAGCAAGGTGCTGCTGGAATGGTGTCTTAAGTTTTGCGTCATTGACTTGGGACGATGCTGTTTCTGCTGATTTCGTGAATGAATTAGAAATAGCTTATGATAGAAACTTTAGTGATTACACGCCGCCGGGGTATTGCTGATGGCCACACAATCGAGTCGGTCACTTGTTAGTGAAACGTCTATTTGCAATCAGGCTTTAACGTGGCTGGGGCAGAGTGCAATTAGATCACTTGATGATAACGGGGATGCTGCGGAGTGGATGCGGGTTAACTACGCTCAGATACGCGATGCAGTCTTGCAAACAAGAAAGTGGTCCTTTGCCACAGTTAAAGCTGTTTCAACGTCACAAGATTTGGACGCATGGGGCATTTTGTATTTGCACCCACGTCCACTCAATTGGCTTTCTGTATTCAGGGTTTACAGCAGGGTAAACGTTGGCGGGCTGACAATTGATAAATCCTTTAGAATGGAAGGCGGGAACGTTGTTTCCCGGTGGGCCACTGTTTATATGTGGGGGATTGAGCAGGTTACGGATACTGCCAAGTTTTCCCCGTTGTTTGTTCAGGCATTAGCTGCAAGGATCGCCGCAGATGCTGCTGTTGCGCTAACACAGGACAGGGCAACACAGCGAGATATGTGGGGGCTGTATGAGGCTAAGCTTTCTGAGGCGGCGGCAATTGATGGCCAAGAAGGCGGTAATGACGTGATAGAAAGTAACTCACTCATTGAAGCAAGGTATGGTGCAGACAGATGGTAGACACACGCTACACAAGCGCACTAGGCGGGGCTGCACAAGGGGCCTCTATGGGTGCGGCTTTTGGTGCGCCTGGTGCTATTGCTGGTGGTGTGCTTGGTGGTATTGGTGGGCTTTTGTCTTCAGGTGATGCTGATGACGCTAAGGCGCTGGCAGAAGAGCAGGCCAAGTTAGTTGAAATGCGCACACGTGAAGAGCAGCGCAGAAAGAAGCGCATGATGAACCAGCAGATAGGTGAAACAGAAGCAAGGACGTATGCTAGTAACCTTCTGGATACGGGTAGTGCAAGACAATATCGAATGGGCATGGAATCGGAATATCGCAGGCAATTAGCTTATGATCGGCTTGCATCCAAGAAAGAGGCAGAGCTGATCAGAGAAGGTGGTGACGCTACAGCCAGGGGCATTGAAATGGCGGGTATAGGGTCAATGATTTCTGGTTTCTCAAGCCTTGGGCAGATTTATGCAAGTGGTGGTTTTGATTGGGGTCCAACTGCCAGTGACTTACAGCCTGTTGATGTCTTATCAACCCGGTGGGGCACATGAAACTACCAGAAATAACATACGGTTCCGTTCCCGCAATCAGGAGCACTGATCCTCGCACGGCTGCTGTGGAATTCCAGCAGAAACAGAATATTCTAGGCCAGGCTATGCAGGCTGCTCAGGATATATCTAGCACATTCCGTGAGTATCAAGTGACAAAGGCAGATGCTGCATATGCGGATGAAATGGCTAGTTTTCGCCAAGAGGCCGCACAACACAATACACTATCC